GTTGTCCAACTTACTCTTACATATTGTTTCTGTATGTCCGTCAAATATAAATAGTGGCTCATACTTTAAGTTATGTTCCTTTACATAATTTTTAATGAGACGTTCATACTCAACAATATTGTAAAACTTATCTGTGAAGGTATAAAGAATGTTTAATTTAATTCTGCTATGTGTTTGAAATCTTTGTAGGTTGTTACCTGTCCTGCCGAATTTATAAAAGTATTCATTCTCTGCTAAATAAAATTCCTGTGTTGTTTTCTTTTTATTCTCTTTGTAGTTATTTCCTCTACGTAGTTTGTATTCATAATCTCTAGAACATTGTTTATTACAATGTTCTTGTTTGCTATGTCTTAATAAAAATTTAGTGTTGCAATTCTTACAACGTATGGTATCTCCAAAATGTTTTGTAGATTTTATATTAGACTTGCGTTTAAAATTTCTTTGATAGCAATTGTTATTGCAATAAAGGATAGGTCGTCCATATCTTTTAACTTTATGTATGTTAATAAAGTTATGACATTCAGGTGTAACACAATTCATACTATCTCCTTCCAAAAAGATATAGTGTTTGCTAACTATTGAGAATTGGATACACACTTTTTATAGTGACGATTATGTATTGTATTCTCAAATTTCAAATCGTTACCCGTAATAGTTAGCTTGCACTATGTATTAATTAATAGTACGTGTGTTTTAGATTGTCAAGGTTTTAACTTTATTTTTTTATTTGTACTTGATGTTGTAAATCTAACTATCTGTTTAGGGTTATCGTCACTCTCGCATGCTAGTCCGTCTATGTGATGTTTGTATTTTTGTTTACATACTAAGCATGGCTCATCACGATTGTAGTCATACTCAACCATGCTCATAAGATGTTCTATCTTTACCGCCACTTGTCTAGCTTTGGTATCTATATCGGTCATGGTAGTTGTTTCCAAAATGGATCATCATAAAAACTATTGCCGACTTTGGTCTCCACTATCTCCAGGAATGTATCAAGTGTTAGGCATACAACAACAGGTACGCCGTCTGGTTGTCTGCGTTTACCGTCTGTTTTTACCAAGCGTTTCCAAACCAACGCTGTGAAGTTCGACTTTGACTTCTTGATAGACTTTGCTAATTCACGTGTCACGTTAAGACTTTGCCTTGCTTTACACTCAACATAAAAGTCTGTACCGTTCCATTGGAATAACACATCTCCTTTATCATTTTTCCCACCTTCCGCAATTCTTTCTCCGTTTAACATTCTTGCAACGAATGTCTCTAGTTTAGTCCCCTGTTGTTTTTGTTTGGACATTACTCCTCTTTCTTAATCATCTTCCTCTCCTTTAACGCTTTAGGAGAATTTAATACATTAGATAAACTTGTAATGTAATGTTCCATATCCCAAACATATAAACGTCCGTAGTCTAATTGTACTCCTCGTTGTGTGTACTCATAAGAATATAAGTCATTGAAGTCTAGCAATATTGTTAGATCTCCTACACCCTTGCTTGTGACAATGCCGACTTTAACTCCGCCATAATGCGGACAATCTTGTGTAGGAAAATCAGGTTCTAGTTTAAGTATTGACTTAGCTAAATCATTTTCTTCTATAGTATCCAATGGAAAGAAACCAATACGTTCGCTCGGTTCAACTTCTTCTACATAAAATATAGATTCTAAAAAACCTTCACATCTATCAAGCATATTCCAGGTAGCTATACCACCTTGTGTTTTGAGTACGTCTTTCATACTACAACTGTAGCTGAATTTGATCCTCTAGTCTAGCCAATAGCTGTTCTTTTTTCTTTTGGTCATTAAGTTTGTACATACTTACACCACCTTTATGCGTGTGCATGGTACATTTATCCCCTAGTATGTAATCTTCTCCATGGTCTTGGCGTATCTCTGATATTCTATTACGTGCTGACCAACCAAACTCAATTAGTTCTGTAGCACAATGCCACTCATGGTCGTTAAGCAGTTGTAATATATCATCTCTCATTGTCATTTGTTATCTCCTCCTGGTTTATACCATTCATACTTTAAGGTTAACTCACTACCCATAGGTATGTCAACGATTGCATAAATATAATGGTATCTCTGTACCTCTACTCGTTTAAGGTTTGGTGTTTCGCTATGATTTATAAAACCACCTAGTGGTGTTCTGTCTAGCTTTTTAGTAATGAAATCTTCAATGTGCGTAATGCCTAGGTTTGCACCTTTATTTATATCTGATAATGTAAAGAGACCGAGACCTTCTATCTTGCTAGGTTGTATTGTAAGAAAGTCAGGTAGTGGTTTGTAGGTCATAGGGTAACATCAAAGTCTTCATCAGGATCTAAGTGTTTGTTTACCATAACACCTAATACCATTTCTTTAAACTCTTTACTACCTACTTTGTAACCTGGACCATCGAATGGATTATTCTTCTTCAAACCACGCTTCGTCATCTGCTATCTCCTCCTTGACTTCTACCTTTAAACCTTTAGGTACTTTCTTTAAATCAACGTCTACAAATTCTCCGCTGTCTGTTAATTTAATTATGACCTGCATTAGAAAGGTATCTCGCCTTCCTCTACGTCATCTAAACTTTTAGCAACTGCAACTTTAGGCATAAACCATTCTTCAGGTGCTTGTTTTTCTGCGTTAAAACTTTCCATGTAATAGATACGTGGGTTGCCGTTATCACATTCTCTGTTCTTGCACTTCCAATCAGGGTAAGTCTCTTTTATTTTACCGCTTGCTTTATCTCCTCTGTTGTCCCATAGCTCACTACTACATGACAAACATTGAGGAACAATAGATCCCTGTGTAACTACTTTCTTTTCCTGTACTTCTACACCTAGTGCTTCGAGTGCTTCCTCTGTAGATTTATTATCTAAGTTACCTACTGCACCCTGTGTCTTCTCTTGTACAGATTGTGGAGGAGTATAACTATTGCTATTGCTAGTTTTAGCTACACTCTTGGTAACTTGTTGAGTAGGTTGTTGTCCCGCACTACCCTTCAAGTTCTCCACCTTCTGCATTTCTGTGACTGACGGTCTTGCTTTTGCTGTATAGCCGAACCAGTTTGCAAGCCCACGTCCTATTGCAGATGTCTCTGCATTTTCAATCCATGATGTTTGATTAGCACCTTTAGGACCTTGTTGGTCTTGTGCAATACCTGTTGCTACAGGATTTATGTCTTCTACATCTTTATAAATCATTGCTCTAACCACAATACTTTGGTGGTCATCTGATATAGATAGGTGTTCTGTATACACTCTACCATTGGGATTGTTCTCCCAAAACTTTGCTAGTCTATCTTCTACTTGATCGTATTCGTCTTGCCAACCCATCGGTTACTCCTCTATTAGTTCGGTTTTTTCTTCGGTAGTATATTCTACCCATACTTTTGTTTGTTTGCCAACATTATATTTTCTTAATATATCTGTGACACTTTGTTCCATAGTGTTATATATTAAATCAAAGACTTCTTCTGCTTCTGTAATGGTTTTTGCAGTAACTTTATACTCACGCTTACTTGTATCTGTAAACAATAGTTTTACTTGCCTGCGTTCAGGATTTAATTTTGCCATATCTATTTTCTTTAAGTTGTGTTCTAGTAAGTTTATAGTAATAGGGGTGTGTGACACTATTCTTCTTCGCCTACTTTATCTACATCTTTTAGTTCTATCTCTCCCTTAGCTAACTTGATAGCTTGTAACATCTGTTCATTGTAATCTTCTACAAATTGTGTAGCTAGTTGGTTAACTTTAAGTGGGTTGTGTGTGTTGAGTTTTAGTGATGTCCATGATACTTCTTGACCACCGCATGCGTTAGCCATAGCGATAGCCCACTTCTTCATTTCCTTCTTTTCTGTAAAAATGTTTGGCACGTCTTAGTCTCCTCCGCGTTCGCCGCGTACAAACACATAGTGAATAACATTATTCCAATTCTCAAACTCGTATATATATAGATCGTTAGCTTTAAGATAATCTTGTAGCTCTTTTGTACTATCTATAAATATAGGTTTACCGTTTCTTGCAACGATAAAACCTTTGCCAGTTTTTGCAACTGACTGTTTAAGTTCGGATAACATAAAGTCATCACTTGTCAGTATATCAGTCATTATACCTCCCAATATAATTGTACTACATAATTAGAGGATAGTATAAAATTTCTTATTTAGCAACGACAAACCCAAAAATGAATTAAAAGGTTTGCCGTCAAGGACAAGGGTAAAGGAGGAAACCCCATGTCAATGAAATATAAGTTGACATTAATTATAGCACACGGTATATTGGTCTAGTAGATAACACTTCGATGTTGTCTCCTTCCCAATTAAAAGAGACCACTCCTGCGAGGGTGGTCTTTTTTTTACTTGACTTTAATTTGTGATGGGTTATATTGGAGTATCTTATTTAATACTGCCATATTCTATGAGATGTAAAAAGCGGGAGTTTTATCTCCCGTTTTTTTAAACTATCTCTAAATTATTATGACCATTCTTATTGACAACCATAGTCACTACACCTTGCCTAGTTTTCTTACCTGCTTGCTGTTCAAAGTAAGTACTCTCATCTAAGCTAGGTACTTGTATCCAGGTGCGTGGATCATGCACTTGTCTAAAATGATGGTAATGTCCTGTCACTAAGATAGACGAGGAACCAGAATGAAACCCTCCAAACGTTTGGTTCTTCCACCAGTTCATAACCTTCGTCTCTACTGTCCCGCCGAAACCAGTAAGATGTCCATGAGTAAAGGACATGTTTGTTCCACATACGTTTAGCGATAAGTGAGGTTCATCAGGTATGACAAACTTTATATGGTCGTACTGTGGTTTGTCTGCAAAGATTTCTCCTATTTGTTCAAAGACTTCTATGTCATAGTTGTCCATACCACCTGTTGGTGCTACACCTTTATCAGTACGTTTCTCTCCATGATTACCTGGAACTGCACCTACTACTACAACATCAAAGTCTTTAGACCATTCGACTAATGCTTTAGCAATAAGTCTTCTAGCTAACTTCATTTGATTTCTATAGTCTAACTCTACGCCGTTAGGTCCCATTGCTTGTGGGTAAAATCCTACGCAACCCTCGACAATATCCCCTAATCCTACAACAGTAAGTTGATCCATCTCTACCCCTGCTTTACGTAGGAAGTTATACCTATCGCGTACAAGATCTATCTTCTCTAAGAAGCGTTCAACAATAAGTTCAGTACCTCCGCCATCTCTTTTGCCTAACTGCAAATCTGCAACTGCAACAAAAAAGCTAGCTTTAGTTTTCTTTACTTTAGGTTTAGCTTTACGCTTATAAGACTGTATCCATTTTTCTATACGGGTGTAGTCTTCTTTATCTATCGTTGCTTCTGTTGCAACTATCTGTGCTTTGTATGCCCATGCCTGATGTATTTCTCCCTTACCTACATTCATATCCCATGTACTCACACGCAATGTGTCATTAACTATTGCATATTTTTTAGGATCAAATCCCCATTCTAGTAAGAGTTCATCAAACTCTGGAGTAGAACTACTTGTAGCTCTTGATGTTATGGTTCCAGTCTTAGTTTTATAATCAAACTTTACTCCTGGTTCCCACCCTTTAGGGTGCGCAACACCCTCCTTTGTATTATTGTGTGCTACGTCCTGTTGGGTTTCGGTAAGTTTACTTACCTGCGAGTTGTTTTTTTGCATACTCTTTTAACACTACTATTACGGCACCGCCACCTGCAATTGCTGCAGCTTCAAGTGTTGTAATTTCAAGGTCTATTGCAGGTCCAACCAACAAAGCAGAACCGAATGCTTCGATGAATGTCCATACAACTTTTTCAACAAGTTGCTTTAGTTCGTCACTCATATTACTCCAATCTATATAATAGGTTTTCCTCTTAGCTTACTGTCAATGCGTGTCACTTTTTCGTGAATAGCATGTAACATTTTACTATCGGAACTTTGTTGTGGTTCGCTTGAACCATCGAGATTTATCTTGCTAACCTCTAATGTGACTGGTTTACCTTGTAGTAATACTGCAGATACTTTTCTATACATACGTTCATAAGCATTACGTGACTGTCCAATCATACCGTCTTTACCTAAGTCAAGATCTTGTTGAGTATTTCCTGTCAATATACAACCCGAAGTATGCTCATCGGTGTTGCCAGAATGAACTAATATGTATTTAAAGTTAGGTACATCTTGTAATTCAAGCATACCGTAGTGTGCATTCTTATATCTTGCGCTGTACTTAGTGTGAAATCCGCCAACTTTTCTGAATTTAATTTGATATGTACCTTCTGGTATGCAGGTTTCGTGCATTACTTTTACTGCTTGGTACTGGTCTTCTAGTGTGTAGCATTCAAACTTACCGTCAATGAACATCATTCCATTGGTAGCGTCAATGCCAAACTGTGTTCTTACAACTTGTATCTTCATTCAGTCTCCCTGTTTATCTTAGTATAGTCTAAACAATCAGGGTTTGTACAGTATAATTTATAAGGTTTTACCTGTACTTCAAGTGGTTGTCCGCATTTAGGACAAGATACTTTCAAAATATATTATCTGTTTGCTGCCCACATATTATCCACCATATTAGGGTACTTACGACCATTAGCTTTAGCTCTTGCTTTAGCTTTAGACTTCTGTGCAGGTGTTAGCTTCTTGCTTTTACCTAATCCACTAGGTCTTGGTTTGTCCCATACGGGTTTACTTTTTTTTGCCATGTTACCACTTTACCTTATCTGCCCAATAAGCTGCAGACATTTTGCCTTTCTTTATGTTCTTCGCGTGTCGGGCTTTAAAAGACTTACGTCTTGCTTTAGACTTAGCGTCAGTTTTTTTGCCCGCCCCTGAAACGCCTTGTTGTCCGAACCTGATTAACTTAACCTTACCGTTCTCTTTAGCTAGTACAGCGTGTGACTTACTAGCTTTAGGTGTACGTTTAGGTTTGTTGTAACCAGAGAACTTTTCTCCTCTGTACTCTATTGCCATATTCTATCCTTTAGACTATTACTTAGTCATTTTTTTCTTACGCTTGGAAGTATATCTTTTTTTCTTCCCTGTTTTGCTGTAAGGCATTACCTGCTCGCTTTCTTTTTGTTTGTTGCTTCTGGTTTATCTTTACGTAAACCTATTGTTAGTAACCATAAACCTAATGATATAAGTATAGCAATACCAACTATGTCCTTAGCTGTACCAGTAAGGGTTAGCCATGCTATAAAAAAACCAAGTAATGTAAAGGTTTGTGCTAATGTTTCTTTAAGGATCTCTCCTAACCAATTGATAAATTTCTTAATGTATTTCATGTTCTTCTTATTCTAACTGGTACTACCGAGACACTAGCTATAATTTGCGAAGCTATGATAACTGGTACCACAACTTCTTGTGCTTTTTCTTTTTGGTCATCAGTCATATCATTACCTAAAGAAGTAAGGTCTATGTCTTGTACTTGTATATCTATAAAAGAACCTATAGGATCTGCTAAGAATTGTTCTGTCTGTACTTCTGTAACTACATCGGCAAGTGTATAGTCTTCTACATCTTTATTTTCTACAGCTTTAGCAACGTATACTTCTACTGCTTCTGCTACTGCTTCATCATTCTTAACTGCTTCTGCGACAATAGCAACGTCTTCTGCTTTATCTAAATTTAAAACTTCTGCAACAGTTTCTACTTGTTGTTCTGTTAATTCTTGTACATCAGCAATAGCTTCCTCAACAACAGCTTGCACAACATCTTGTACTTCCTGCGTAGCTTGGTCAAGGTTTTGTACTCCAACATCGTTTACTTCGTCAAGGACTTCAACAACTTCTTCTTCGGTAAGGTCTTGTACATACTCTTGTATTGCTTCTTCTTTTGCTTCTTCATATTCCTCCTCTGTTAAACTTTCAACATCTTCTTCTATAACAGGTATATTCACAATGTCTTCTATTTGTGAAATCTCCTCTTGTATTTCTTCTTCTGTAAGTTCTTTTACATCTTCTGTTTGAACTGGTACTTCAACCAACTCTTTAGGAATAGTGTCTTCCACAATCGGTGGAACGTCTTGCTCGACAATATCTTGTTCTTTATCAATCGGTATAATATCTTCATCTATTCCTTCCTCTATAATTATTACAATATCTTCTGGAATGTCAATGACTATTTCTTCAATGACAATAGTTTCTTCAATGGTATCAATAGCTTCTTGTATATCCTTTTTAATAACTTCTTCATCTGTAAGTTCTTTATCTTCATCTTGAATGACCACATCAGGTACCACAACATCATTGTCGAGAAGTTCTTTTTCGGTATCTTTTGGTTCATCTTCTACAATTATAATATCTTCTTCTACGATGTCATCATCTTTTACTTCTTCTACGGGTTTAGGAATATCACAATCCCCGCGCTCTATCTGTGCGTTAGTCATAAAACAACCGTACTCATTTTCATTATCTATACGTTCCTGATCTCTCTCTATAGTTCCATCATTAACGTCTGCTTGTGTATAGGTCTTGTCAACACCTTCTACTTTTACATCTACAATAATTTCTTCAGGTGTAGGTGGTGGTGGAGGTGGTGGAGGAGGAGGTGGAGGAGGTACAGTTGTAGTTGTGGTAGTTGTAGTAGTAGATGTTGTAGTAGTAGATGTTGTACTAGATGTTGTAGTAACAGGTATTTCTACATACTGCCAGTAAAGTGTATCTAATACAGATATATCAGTTAATATAACTTCAAACTTTGTAATAAATTTATCTGTGTTGGCTTCATCATTGTTGTAATCAGTAAATGATTTGTAAAAATCATCATACATAGCATTGCCGTCTTCTCCCCAAGATTGCGCTGCATTGTTTATAGTTTCATCTGTTTCATCAGAGTAGTAATACTTTACATCATAAGTATTATTTACTGCACCAACTAGAAATCCTACTTCATATACATCTTCTGCAAATTCAAATAGATAAGTACCACTTTGTAAAGCTAGTGAACAACCTGTAGTTCCATACCTACCTTGTTCATTACAGTAAATATACGCAGCAGTACTACCTCCGCTTATAGTTAAACCTGTTTCGTATGTACTATCTTCAAATGCTTCATTGATAGTAACTTCATTAGGTACTTCTTCTGCAAATACAGGAATAGGAACTATAAGAAAAAGTACGATACATATCCGTACTAGACTATTAAATTTATATAACACGGAACTTACTTAGTTCCGCAACAACCACCACCGCAACAACCGTCACTACCCATGATCTATTCCTCTCCCGTTCATATCATTATGTGTTTTACTATCGAGAATACCGAATGCCTGGTTGACTTCCTCCATTGTAAGTTGTCCATCATTAAGATATTTTCTTGCTAAGATTTCTAGTACGTTAGCTACTCCAAGTAATCCTGCTAGTAGTGCAGAACTAAATACGTCTATACCTACAAGACTACCTGCACCTATAACACTTAATGCTTGTGCTATAAAGACAGCTATCATACGTTTAGATATATTCCAATACAATTTGTAACCCTTCATTGCATAGATAAGCTACCAACGATCAATACAACCGTAGCAACTAATCCCAGTACTTTGTAAAATTCTGTTTTGTCCAATTTGTTATCTAGTTTTTCTTCTAGTTTATCAAGTCTTTCAATGACCATAGTTAATAATTCCTTTTGAGTAAAGCCGTTACCGTTAGTACTCATGTTTATGGTAGGTCATCGTGGGATAGAAAATCCCATTCCTCGTCATACATACGATTATTTAAGTCATATTGACTTACTCTTTTAATAAGTTGTAGAGTTTCTTTTAAAAAATAACCTAATAAAAATCCTATTAAATAATCCATAAAAGACATTATAACATGCTCTTAATTGAGGTATCTATATTTTATGTTGTTTATAAAATTTAGGTTGTTTTTTATAACCTGTTATAAAGTTTTCATTAATTACAAAATTTGACTTTTCTAAATAATTTTCATCGTATTCTTTTTTTGTACCTTTGCGTACTTTTAATTTAATATCTTCTTTTTTAAATACGTGTACATAAACTAATGGTGTACCTGCTTCTATTGTACAATTATAATTTTCAATAGAAAAAGGGAATGCAACATAGCCCCATTTGTCTGCTTCAACTACTCCAGTAAGCATTCTTATATCATTTCTGAAGTTGTAAAATGGATCTTGATACATAACACTATAACCATCAGGGACTAATATTTTATATGGCATACCTAGTTTTAATATAGTTCCTTGTGGTGTCTTACCTATAGGCATATCTCCTACTTGGTGTTCAGTATGTGCGCCTAATAATTTTTCTTGATGATAAGTGTCAGAAGTAAAAGCGGCATAGGTAAAATCTTTACCATCTACTTTTTCTGTGCCTATATAAAGTTTACCCCATAAAGGTAATACAATACCCTCGCCAAAATAATCTTGTATTGCAGGACATTTTTTAGCTGTAATAAATTCATCTCCTGAAGGGATATTGAGATGTGAGTCTTTCCAACTTTCTCTATAACTACCTGGTTTTAAATTTTTCCACCAATCAGGTAATATCTCTTTAGCTTTTACTGGTGGATACAACCTTAATAAATCTTCATACTCCTTACTCTTGGGTATAATCGTAATTTTCACTTTTACTGTACCCCCCTTTAAATCTACTAATAGTTACTAAATCTATTTTTTTAATAAATTTTTTTAATTTAGCGTCCATATATTTAAACTTGTATTTATATTTTTCTTTTTTGTAAGGAACTATGTAACAAATCGGCTCGCCTTTTTTAATTAACAATTCTTCTTTTTCAGTTGTGATTAATATTTGTGTATTAAGTTGTGTCATTTTGTCTTGTTCTATGACACCGTAAGTTGCAAACCAATCAGTATTGAAATGTAGATTTAAAGGTATATATCTTAATGCGTATCCTTTTGGTAACATGCAATGAAATCTAGTAGCTAATCTAAATACAGCTTTGATAGGTTTACCTGGTATATGATTTACAAATTGATCATCTTTGTGATGATTCAAACCTACGTTAGGATTAGCTGTTATTCCTTGCCATTTACCATTCATATTAAATAAATGAATGTCGCAAGGTGCTACTATAACATAAGTATTTTCGTGAAATATATTTGCAAATGAAGGACACACTTTGGTAGTTCTCCAATTAGGAACTATCTTGCTAACAAACCATGAGTGATTTTCAGGCATATCTACAGGCATATCTTTGTACCATTTTGGAACAAAATTTTTAGCAGGTTGAGGTTTAATATCTTCCATATCTAAAAACTCATCATAATCAGATGTAAACAATATATCCACCATAATTAAAGTATACCTATAATGCGTTCAAACAATAGAAATGTTTGACTTTTTGTTCTACAAAGTTTGTTGTACTAGGACCGCTAACTGTATCATCTATAATAAAGGAGGAACCTGCATAAAATAATAAATCAAATGTAGAAAATCCTGCGCCACCACCACTATCTGGTAATAAATCTATATCTTCATCAATAGGTTTATTTCCTATAGTGTCTATACCTAAAGATCCACCTTCTTTTAACATTAATAATATTGACATATAATTAACTATAGCAGGTATAATTTTGATATGAAGAAATTAGTAGTGTTAGGCGATGGTATAGCAAGTATGCTAGCTATTAATTATTTTAAACTACATACTGATTGGGAAATAGAATGTCTCATAAAACCTGATAGTAAGCATTGGGACGTAGGTATTAGTTCTGCATTAGATACTCCCTTCCAATTAGATAACGTTAATTATTTAGACATAGAAAAATTTAATGCTAATTTAAAACTAGGAATTATGAAAGAAAATTTTAATGGTAAAGATTATTTTCAATCGTATAAATTAAGCAACGCCAGTTTACAATTTAATTCTAAAGATTTCATTGCGTATTTAAAATCAATTAACAATATTAAATATACAGAGACAGATGACTTCATTACTGATAGTGCAGATTTTATTATCGATGGAAGCGGCGTGCCTGTTATAGACGATAGTTATAATATTATAAAAAATATACCAGTTAATACTGCATTAGGAATTAAAATACCACACGAATATCCACCATTTATGTACACAAAAATAAAAGCAATGCAACATGGTTATATCTCAATGATACCAAGCAAAAGATATTTATTTGTTACACACATGTATAACTCAAATATAAATACAGAAGATGAAATACTAGAAGATTTAGAAAAAATGTTTCCTATAAATAAACATCAAACAATACCTTTTAAAAATTATTACAAAAAGTTTCCATATAAAAATAACAAAGTATACATTGGTAATAAAAACTTTTTTGTTGAACCTTTTGAAGGCACAAGTTTAACTGGTATTAATATAACTATTAACTCTGCTTATCATTTGTGGAACAACCCAAGAAGTTTTGAACCACAAGCATTGAGAGATTATATTGATGAAGCAATAGATACAATTCTTATGCACTATTTAGCTAATAAAAATATTGATACTGCCTTTTGGAATACAGCTAACAGTTTAGCTATAGATCATTTTACAAATAGTACATCTAATAATTTTAAAAATAGAGTATTAAATATATACGATCCAAGAGTTAAATACAGTTACTCACATTTTTATGATCAAAAAATGTTAAAAGCTAATTTAGATTATTTAGGTGTAGGAAGTCTATTCCGTAACTTGTTCGGGAATTGAAACTCTACCATCTTCCTCGTAGGTATTTTGCCATAAAGTTCCATCTGCAACATTAAACCAACGTGGATTACCCTCGCTATCTACTCCTGGTCCTGTATATGATTCATCATCGGGATTATATTTATTACCCATAACTTCGACAGTAACGTTTTCAGCTGCTTCAAAATGATTATCTAAGTCACTAAATAAATTTACAGTACCATCTTCGTTAGTGTTTATTATATTGTCTTTAACTGTTTTATATCCAACAACTATGTTTGCTGTAGACAGCTCTATAAAATTTTTCATATCTTACTATCCCTTCTTACCAAAATTCTATTATCTCTCCAGTAAAATTCTGTCCTACTAATTTTGTTAATGTAGTACTGTCGCTTAAATACCAAGCAGAACCTTGACCATCATTCCCACCTTTAAAATAGTTTAACACGATAGTTTTATCGGGATCTACTTTTTCAATAGTATATGGACTTGTTACTCTATCAAGTCTCTGTATTGATTTAATTGTTTTACCTTGACCAGGTGTAATTACATTTCTAGCCATTAGTTATACTCCACTACTTCTTGATAAGAGTTACCGCTATTTTGGTTACTGTATGTACCTTCACTTTTAAGAGCAATATTTGTAGTAGTAGATAGATGTGCAGAGTTATTGGCATTAAGCATACCATGTGCATGTTTAGAACTATGAAATAAAATAGTTTTATCTAAATCAACTTCTGTAATAGTTACATTAGCATTACCATTTGAACTGCCATGCGATTTATGTTGTATATTTTTTAAAACTGATACATTGTGTACTGTTCTCATTAATAATACTCCACTACTTGCCATGATACATAAGGATCACGTCCATTACCGCCAGGTCCATTTGAATATCCTTGAAACATATCAACCTCTATATTAGTAGATGAAGTTAATTGTACTTCAGGTTTTGAAAAGGTACTCAAAAAATAATGTGTGCTTTGCCATGAGTGTATTCCACCTGCAGTATCCCAACTAGCATTACAATATAATACTGCGTTGTTTAGATCAACTTCAGTAATTGTAATATTAACAATATAGCTACCTTGATTTGTACTAGGTGCAATTAATTGTTGACCTCTTTGTATTGTTTTAATTCCTGAAGCAGGTGTGCTTTCACTTCTAACCATTATACATACTCCACTATTTGTATAGACCAACTTGCTGTTGGTTGATTGTAATTATGACTTTGTCCGTAATATACACGAACAGTTGTAGAGTTTGTTAGGGTAGCTGAATTAGTACCTGCGTCAAAACGCATTTGTGTGTCATTACCACCAGTACCCCATTGGTACCAATATCCACCAACCATATAACTTTCAACAATTAAAAATGTTTTATTTGTATCTACTGCTGATATAGTTACGTCAGTAGACCTGGTACTGTGTGAACCACCGCCACCTGCACCTGTATCAGGAACATTAGCGCTGCCTGTAATACGTTGTATAGATTTAATTTGTTGTACGTTAAGATCCTTTTCGGAATATCTCATTTTGTATCCTTAAATCTATACTGTTTCTTCAATTCCCCAAACATTGACAACGACACCTGTTGCGTCAGAACTTGTAACTACTATGCTTCTACCTGCGTTAAGAACAATGTTAGTTCTTTCAACAATAGATTTACTAGCTAAAGTTGCGTCATCTTCAACTGTATCTACAGCGTCAAATGAACCATCTGTTTCATCAGGAACAGCTAAATCGAATGTTTGAGAGCTAGATGAGACACTTGCAATGTTTACATTAACTACTGCTAATGTACCTGCAGGACATGTATAAACAACTTTATCTGAACCTGTTGAGGCAGATGTAATTGCTTTCTGTCCTAGTATACCACTTGCCATCTATTTCTCCAATCTTATATTATTACTATAACACATCATAATTACCACTAACCGTTTAATGCGAAGAATAGGTTACTAGAATTTAAAGATACAGAACCACCACCGCCGCCACCTAAACTTATTTCTCCTGCACCACCCATAGCTGTATGACTTGAACAATAGTAGTACAAAGTTTTAGTAGCGCCTTCTATTCCTAAAGTTTCTGGTGTTACTTCTATTTGTGTATATGCACCTGTAGTGCCAGGTGTTCCGTTAGTAGTTACATTAGTAGTAAATTCAGAACCTGAACCATGTGTTCCATCTTTAGTAGCAGAAAATCTGAAAGGGTGATTTGTGTTAGAACTATCTGATTGATTAAAATAATATTTAAAACCTATCTTGAATAAAAAATGCGAAGATCTTGTACCTGCACCAGTATCTGTACCTGATAAAAAGTAAAAAACATTTTGACTACCGCTACCATCATCAGCTACCTTAACATCTATGTTTACTGTTTGTGATGCTGTACCTTGCGTCAAACTATCTATGCTTGCTTGTAATGAAGTATCTGCAGTATCAACATAAGATTTATTTGCAGCGTCTGCTGCTGCTGTAGGTGTAGTAAGGTTTGTAATTTTATTATTGTTAGCGTTTAAGTCTGCAGCTAGTTTAGGTGTACCTGCTGTACCTGAAGCATAACTCACATCTACTACTTGACCAATTGCGTCAAACATATCTTCATATACTTGTTGTACAGGGACCATACGCACTACGGAGTTCTGTGGGTGTGATAGTCCTGAAGCTGCTGATGATCCTGTTAAATATCTATTGTCTCCAGTAGAAGTTACTAACTGTGTAGAAGTAAATGTTCCATCGAAAAATACATACTCACGCTGTGTTGCACTATCGGGTTCAATAACTAAATAACAAGGACTTGTCAATCCTGAAGTGGAAGCTACTGTTGCTGTTGTGTCTGTAGCACCAAATGTACTAGATAGCGTAGTTTCAAACGCATTCCTTGTAAATGTTTCTGCTGCTTTTCTTGTACTTGCCATATTCTAATTTCTCCTGTTTAGTATATCACACACCAAATTGGTGTATTCCCAATCTTCCAATACCAAGCGCACCTAATGAAGTAATCTCTCCAGTTGCAGACGCTTGTCTCTGACCACGTACTTGTATAGTACAAAATACCATAGTAGAACCTAGCTTAGTAATCTCTTGTACAGGTAAGGTAACATTTTCTACAATGCCTCTAATTATTTCATCAGGTTTAAAAAGTGTTAGCGTTACTGATTTACCTTCTAATTTTTTTACAGCGTCAAATAATTTTTTACCAATGCCAGGTATATTTTTTGCACGTTTACCTGGACGCTCTATACGATCAGATACGTTAATAGGAATACGTGCAAGTATGTCTTCTGGTTCTGGGAAAGCACGATAACTATATGAGTAAACTTCTGGACTAGCTGTCCTACCTGAATCAGAAGTTATTGTTAACTTAGGAACTAGCCACCTATTAATAACATTGATCATAGGTACTTCATTGCCACTCTCTGATGTTTCTATTTTAGTTAAAGTTGAATAACTTATAGCATTAGGATTTTCTAATGCGTCTAATTCAGTACTAAATTCTGCTAATACGTTAGAACCTGCAGGTATATCGTTAGTGTAAATACGACCACCTATCCATTGTTTAGCTTGTGAAGTATAGAAATCTGCAGCAGGTAGTATTAAATAACCGTCATCAACTAAAGTAGCAGCTTCTTTTATTAAACCAATAGCTGCAACTATAAAAAATAATTTACCATTAGCTATAGCTATACCTGTTACTTTACCTGATGTACCTGTGTAATATATATTTCGTGCATACCCTAGTGTTGGTAAGTAAATAGAATATAGATCTGTTTCTGTTGCGCTATCTATTACACCAAAATATATTTGATCTCTTGTGTTAAAGAATGCAGTAGGACTTTTATCTACTGTTGTATCGTTGTCTCCAAATTCTTTTATAAGTTGTCTGTCGTCAAGTGTATAAAGCACACCATCTGTTGCGATAGTTCCTCTATATACTCTACCTATTTTGCCTCCACCTGATGATGACTGTGAAGTAGAAAAGAAAACAATTCCATTACTTTCAGTCATATCGACTATATCTTCGCCCTCAATAAAAGTTTGACCAGACAATACAAGACCAGAGGTACTGTCATCTTTTATAGCATAAATATATCCATCATCAGAAGCTGCTAAGATTACAGATCCACCGTCTATAACACTTGTCCATAAAGATCCTGATGGTAAAGATTTTATAAGTGGAGGACTGTTTGTACCATCTATCTCGTGTAAGTGTCCGCTTGTGTCTATAGCTAAAACATAATTTTTTATATAAAATAATCCTGTGTATACGTGTGATGAGTGTAAGTTCATAACGTTACTCCAACCACTTGGAATGTCATCAGCGTCAAGTTTTCTAATAATACTATCTGTACCGTCATTTAATGAAACATACAACTCGTGTCCGACTAACACCATTCCTGTTACATTAAAACTTGGACCTGCTGAATAGGGATCTGTAGTTGTCCAGGTTTCTCCGCCATTTGATGAATAATGTACATCGTGACCTTGTGACACGTATAAAACATCTTCATGTGATATAAGGTTTTGATAAGCACTAGCGCTAGCTCGTGCAGTAACAGCAGTTGTTTCGTTTAATAATTCTATAGAGTATGCTTTACCACTATCATCTGCATTTTTAAAAACGTCTATACCTTTACTATCAAAAAATCTTCTGAAGTCATTTGTTCCTTGCACTCTTTGGTGTGCTTGATCTAATCCTGCACCACCAGAAAAATCTGATCTTGCGTATGACTGACCAAACTCAGCTCTAAATTCTTCAGGTACTTGTGCGGTGTTAACCTGTTGCGCAGATAATGGTGCAGTAGTAATAGTTAATTCTCTACCTGGTGCTACTGCTAAACGTAAAAGTATATCAGTAATACCATCAGATATTTGTGCTTGGTATCCAAAAGCTAACGGGTTGGAAACGTTTGACGTTGAAGGTAAAGGCATTAGGTAAAGCTAATTCCGTATAACTCTACGCCTTGCGGAAATCGTGAACGCTGTTCCCTTCTTGCTCTGTCTAACAATACTCCATAATATCGAAGTAAAGCATTTCTAAGTCTTTCTCCAGAACCAACAGGAACACCTCTTTGTTCTAGGTTTTCTGTTATATAGTTTTGTGTACTTGCGTCAACATCTAACTCTGACAATAACTGTGCTACAGCACCAACCATAACTATTTGCTCGTGAAAATCTTCTAGTCCTGATACAGCATTTAAGTCATCAGTTTCTGCTGATGGTCTTGTAAACTTTGAAGCATATACAACATATACACTCTTACCTGATGTTGGAGAGGTAGGAAACTGTACTGCTGCTTCTGTTGTAGATCCTGCAAAGTCTGTTAGTAATTCAAGTGGTACATCTGTATAACTTGTAGTAGTTCCACCAGTTGTACTGTTGTCTATTTTTGCTTGTAAAATTCTTTGTGTTCCTGCAGGCATTTCTACAAATTGTGTTGATGAGGTTGTAAGTGTTGTCTTCTTTACAGCGTACAATGCAGGAAATAAACCAATGACTTGATCGCCAATGGAATTAGTTACGTTTAGTCTTGGATACTTTGGTTTAAGAATAATGTCAGTATCTTCTGTATGTTCTGCTGCAGTAGAACCTAACCTACCACGTTCAATTGTTATCTCTCTAGATACTGTGTTGATGTCTTCAACCATAACAAGTTCACTATCAATTTCCAATACTGAACCCGCACCAATAAGTTCTTCTTCTTCTGGTGTAAATAGTCCTTCTTTGTATTGTAAAGTTGTACCAGTTGATGTAAGACCTTGACCACCACCAGTAATGCTATCTAAGTTAGCAACTTGTGTTAAAGGTTCTTGTTCTTCTACAGGTCGTAAATACTCTCTGTAGGTTCTATCAATTAGCTGTCCTAGTGTAGACATGAATACCTACCTTTAAGCAGTTCTAAATATTAATTTAATTTTTCTGTCTGCAGCTTCTGTTCCGTCTGAAGTTATCCTAAGATAACCACCGCTAGCAAAAGCCCAACCGCTAGGATCTACACGTGTTGCATTACCTGCACTAACTGTGTATGATACCTCTGTGCCGTCAGTCTCTACTACATCAACCCATGATGATCCATCTACTGAAAAATCAAAGGTAATGTTTGAACCAGTCATAGCAGATGGGAATACGATCCCTGCTAAAAGCATGTTATCTACGTTGACTGATGTACTGTTACTTGCGTCATCTGAAATGTCTATTAAAGCTACTTCGCTTTTACTTCTACCGTATACCATATTGTAAATTCTAACATACTCAAAACACCGCTATGGTGGAATAGCGGTGTTTGAGTAATTATTGAATAGGAATTAACCTATTACGTTATCGATCTGACAATGGTATTGTTGTGGACCAAAGTCCATAGCCATTTCCATGTATACAGCTTTAGCAATTCTTGCGTTATCTGCTTGATCTAAGTCTCTAACGAACATTGTTCCATATCCTGGGATATTTAAGAATATTGGTTTAACGAAACTAAGGTCAACGATAAATGATTGCTTAGAACCTGAAATAGTACCTGCTGGTAAGAAGTCAGATAATGCTAGTCCGATTGAACCGAATGGTGTAACGATTGTATCAATGTCAACACCTCCAACATTTCTGTCTCTTGGTAAGATACCATAATTTACAGATCCAACTGTAGCTTTAACGAGTTCCTTGTTAAGATCCAACAACATTGTTGGAGATACAAAGAGAACTGGTTGTTTCATTGGTGCGCCTGCGTCATACAACGCCTTCATACCACTAGCTATGATGTCCCAGTTTAGTTTTTGTGCTGCAGGAGTTCCTGCACCATCATCGTTATTTACTGCAGTTCCGCCTGATAGATCTTGATGTTCTTTCAAACCTCTCATCTGACGGTTGCCTGTTGTACCATCGTTGTAGGAAGCATTGAATGCTGCCCACTCTACTTTTTTAGCTACTGTCTCTAATACTAATTCCATTTGATAAGCAAGCTCATCATTGATTGGGTTAGTTCCTGCTAAAGCTAATGCAGGATCAGAGTTTTTATAGTTGCCCGCTAAGTTGAACGGTACTATTTCTCCAGAAGCAGCTTGTGCAGTATAAGAAATCTGCGCGGCTTCATGGAATATTTGTAAAACACCTTGTTGTGCTGCTCTGCTTCGTCCTGAATAATTAGGCGCGCCGCCTTCGTCATCAGGAGTTACTGCAGAAACTGCCGCATTGTCTTGTGTTTGGAATTGGAAGAATGTGCTGTTTGTAGCAACTCCGCCATTCAAACCACCTGCAGCAGCGAGTAGTGGTGTTCTATGAGGTGTTATTTTAAATAATTCGCCAGTAAAGTTGTTCACGTCACTAGCGACTACTGGATTTGCACCTGATATTGCTGCCATTTTCTACGTCCCTTCTATTTGTAGTTAATTGGTTTATTGATTTTTTTGTTGTTCTTGTAAGGCAATTTTTGCCCTTAGACTATCTCTTACAGAAGTCTCTGGACTACCAATAACGTCTTGCATTTTCTGTGTCCAATCAGCAGGTTGTTGTGCAGATGAGTTCTGTTGTATCTGTTCTAACTTACTGTCACTTTCAGCGATCTTTGCAGCAGCTACTTCGTTGTTCTGCTGTACTTGGGTATCGATGTTATAAGTGTCTTTAAGCCATTGACCTAACTCTGAAGTATTTGGTTTTCCGTCATATAGATCGAAAGCCATTTTACCTGTACCAGAGTTTGGATCTAGTCCAACATCTTTAAACATAGAAGTCTTTACGACATTCTTTAGTTCTTTATTCTCTTGCTCAACTGATTTAAGTTTATCCCTTAAACCTTTAATACCTTCGTTGGTATCGTTGCCGTCCATTATTTGTTCTCCGTTATCTGTCATTTGATAATCTCCATTTCTCACACAATTACACCGTTCTCCAATAAGGTGTGGTACATATTGGGAGTGGTTACATAATTATTATTACATGTTGAATGGGCGCTGTAACATACGCATACAACACCTCTACGAATTAAATACGTGGTAAGGACGTAGGAACCCTTAACCAGAGTGATGATCTATTATTTACTTGGCGGATACTGTCAACGCCAATACAATTAGTATAACACATAAAAACACGGTTAATGATTTTTTTCCTGTTTCTGTTAATATAATTTTATAAGCGTCATTCCACCATGTCCATGCTTTGTCAGACTTGTAGTGACCTTTTTTATTTCTAGCACGTACCCATTTAAACATTATTGTTCAACCAATCCAGTTATACCTGCTTGTGTAGCTGCTGCGCCACCTTCTTGCGTAAAGACTGTAGCTTGTTCTCCTTCAAGTCTTGCACGAACTTGGTCTGCAACACCATCTCCAAAGACTTCACTTTCTATAAACTCTGATAAACCAAAGATGTCTTCTCTACCAGTAAACCTGCTAGCCAATCTTTGTAACCTAGGCAACTGTGTCTCTGCTCTAGCTGCTAACTGTTGCGCACCTGTACCTGAAACACCTGCACTAATAAGTCTTTGTGCTTGTTCTGTTGATATAGCAAAGTCTTGTTCTAAGAATGCACCACCAATTTGTGATACTTCAACTCTTTGGTTAATAATATCTGCTGATACATCTTCTGATATAAAGCTAGCAAATATAGCTTCGTCTGTAATATCTTCAGTTGTTGGAAATATATTAGGATAGTTGTTAACGTAGTATTGTTTTACAGCACCAAACTGTGGAAACAATGAGTTGTATGCAACGTTAAGTCTTTCCTCGAATGTTCTAGGTGCTACATCGTTTTCAAATAATGTCTGTATTTGATTTCCAAAATAATCAGGATTAAGGTTGTAATCAGCTAATAAATTAGTGTAATCTTCATCAATCTTAATATAATCAAGTTCTGGTGTTGGTGTATCAATACGTAAAGTTTTACCATCTTCTCTAAAAATTCCAGGAAACTTATCTTTATATGCTTGTGTAGTTCTTAATACACGCAATGCTTCTTCTTCGTCTCCTCCATTTGTATTAAACTCTTGTAAGAAACCTTCAGATAACTCTGGACCTAACCATGGGTAATTAGTTTCTGCGTATGCTTGTGCGTCAAATTCTTCTACTGGATCTCCAGGTACTTCTACAACTGGACCAGGTAAAGGTGGTGGATCTGTTTGTAAACCTTGAAGTTCTAATTCTAGTCTTCTACGTTCTTCTTCTAGTCTTAACCTTTCTTCTTCTAATGCTGCTTTTTCAGCTTCTAAAGGATCTATTAGACCGTTTTCATCTTCTTCTACAACAGGTGGAACTGATGTTACTGGTGTAGTAAAAGCAGGTTCTGTTATTCCTCCTGCTGCAGCTGCTGCACCTGCACTCTGTTCTCTAAGTCTTTCAAGATTATCTACAGTTGGTTCTTCAAAATTTACCTCTGGTTCTGATCTAGGTGCTGATCTAGGAGGTGCCATTACGCCATCAATCATAGGACTTAGTTGTGCTAATCTACCTAAGATACTCATGCAAACCTACCTCCGCCTGTTGCTCGTTGACCAGGTGTACCAAACTTACTTTCCATTCTTGTCTGCAATGTATCACGATATGTTTGTGTACCTAGTTTTGCAGCTTCCTCAAACGCTATATCTTCTCTTTCCTTAACGTCATTAGTAGCCATAAATCTTTGCCATGCTGATGATGTTTCATCTGGTAACTGTCCAGTAACTGTATTCCATTGTTGTCTAAATGTACCTGAAGCAGTTGCATAATTCTTTACTGCTGTTCCTTTAAACTGTGTATATTTGTTTTGGAATGTTTCCTCTAACTGTGGAATAAAAGTTTCGTTATACCAAGTTGGATTAGCTTCTGCTTCTTTAGCTATAGATTCTACATCATAAAATTCTGTTTGCCCAGGTCCTAAAACGTTCTCAATATATTCCGCAATATCTCTTGTCTTTAATATTACATCAAAAGATTGTCCTGTAAGTACTGCTTGTACTTCTGGATCAAGTGTATATCTTATACGTTCATTAACCATCTTGTCTAAAATATTATTTAACTCTGTAGTGTCAGAGATTTTACCTGACTGTAACAAGTTAGTAAGACCTGATACTACGTTAGGGTTTATTGTTTGCACCCCTCTGTTAACCATACCATCAACAATTAGCTGTTGGTTTGTAACAGATTGTTCTGCATATTTAGCAGGATCTGAAGCGAATAGTTCTGCTGCTTGTCTTTGACTAGGTGGTGTAGTTCTATACCAATTAACACGTTGTAAGTCTGCAGTACGTACCGCTTTACCTTCTAACGCATTCTCTATAGCTAATGCTAAGAAATCTAAATTACCTTCATCATCTTCTGACAATATCCATGGGCTATACTTTGCTTCTTCTTGTAATGCTTCTACTAAATGATCATAAGGTTCTGCACCTGCTTCTGCTTGTGAGAATAACAATTGGTTAGCATTGCCAAAATAAAAACTGTTGTTGTACTCTTGTCCTGTAATAGCTGATGAACCTTCTATAACATTCATACCACTATCTACTACAACGTTTGCTACTAAGTTATTTCCTGCTACTTTTTCTTTTACTGCGTTCCAATCTGATATTTCATAACGCCATGTAAATTTACCAGATGATCCTTCAAACTCTGGTATTTGTGCAACGAGGTAGAACTTACTACCAAATTCTGTAATTTCTTCCCATATCTCAAAGTCTTTAGATATAGTGTTTATAAGTTTATTTGCTGTTTTTTCTTGTGTCGCCATTATACAAACTTTCCGCTGAACGTTCTCTTTATTCTATCATACATGTCTGGCTCACTCACTTCATTATTTGCTGTTGGAATGTTGTATGTTTTTTCTAATTTATCTTTTAGTTCTTGTTTGCTTTTTTCTTTTTGCTCTAATGCTTCTTTATATCTATTGTTTGTAGTTCTAAATCTATTGTAACCGTATGGACCTACTTGTTCTGGTGTCTGTGATTTAAACTCTTGTTCTTTATTTTCATCAACTTCTACAGTATCTACTGTATTCATAGGTGTATCTTTTTCAGGTTCTTTAACTTCTACATCATCTTCTGGTGTATCTTCAATTACTTCTTCTTCGTCTGGTTCTTCTGGTTCGTATATACCATCAAGATACTCTCTTTGCTCTGCAAGTCTTTTTATAATACCCTCTGACTGATTACCATATAACTCAACAGTTTTTGCATGTGCCTTATCAAAGTCTCCTATTAATAAGTTACCTGTGATATGTGCATGGTTTAATCCAGTCTTGTTAAATGCTGTAATTACTAGATAATCATAAGCACTATCTTCTAATTGATCTTTTTCAAACTTACCAAATCGTTCTATAAACTTAGGTAAAGCTATATGTCGTTCAACTCTTGCATTAACAACTCTTTGTGTTTCTGTAAGATCTGCCTCAAACAATTCATTAGCTTGTTCTTCTGTTATCTCTTGACCTACTAAATCTTTTACAGCTTGTTTAGATCCACTTAATGTACCAGTATGACCATAGCCAATAGTCAAAGTTCCTTTTATATCTGTTCCCTCTACATAAGGTACTGGTGGATATTGTGCCATGTCATCATATACGAAAAGCACAAGTTCTTCTTTATCCTTAATGAACTCTATTCCACCTTCTGTAATCTCTAGGTTCTTATCAACCACTACTTGCCAACCTGGACATAGCGTCAACAGTACTAAATAAGTAGCTAAGATCATTACGTTCCTTTGTAGCTTGTTGCGTAGCTTGTACTTCTGCGCCTAATACAGCGTCAGCATACTCACTAAGTTTAGCGTCTGGTGTCTCTGGTACAACTAAAGTCTTGTCTGCACCTGGAAACATACGTTGTGCTAGATCATAATTCTTGTTATAATCTGCAACTGCTGTTTGATAATCTCTACTAGATTGTGTATAAAAATCTGCGAATGCAACCATCTCTGCTTCTGATAATTCTCTGTTTATACCAATAGCATTTAACGCACCATCAACTTCTGCTTTAATTTGTGTTGGACTAGGTTCAGTATATACCTGTGGTAATAACGGAGGTCTCTTGTAAAGTCTTTGTTTTTCTTCTGCTAAGTGTGTACCTATGTCAGTAAGTTCATAGTTAGAAGCAGTCATAGCTGATAACATTGCAGCTTGACTATTACCACCCCATGTACCTTGTTCAAAGAACCAGTCATCATAACTAAGATAACCTGCTTGTAGTAAGTCTGTTTGTACTTGCACACGTTCTTGTGGCAACATGTTAAAACCTATTTGTATATGGTCTTGACCACCATATCTACTTGCTGCGTCTTCTGCACTAAGTGTTATTGTTTCTGCTGCTAAATCTCCTGGTGTTAGTTCTTTACCTTCTTCAAATACAGAAGCGAGATCAGGGTTTTTATAAACTGTGTAACCTGGTGTGATACCACCGAACAATCCACCTACTTGATAGTCTGTTTGTCCTAAAATAGCTTCTTTAGCTTGATTAACTATTGCACTATCTTGACTTTGTATAACAGTATATCCACCATCTAGTTGTTGTTCTGTAAGTGCAACTAATTCGCTCTCTGATACAGTTAATTGTTCTGTCTCTCCAGTAGCATTATTAATCTTAGTTACTAAACCACCTGCTTCTTTAACAGTTAAAGGTGTACCCTTATCATCTCTATCTTGTACGTATGAGTTGTATTCTCCACTAAATTCATACTTACCTGGTTCTCCAGACATTATTGGTTCATACAATACTGTTGGCTCTGCTCTAAATCCTACTTTAGGTACTTTAGTTCTACCAGGATCTGTTTCTCTAAATTGTTGTACGCTTACTGATGGTGCGTCATAATTCTTTTTGTACCTATCGTAATCTTCTGATGAAAATAGTACATAACCTTTACCTCCACCTGGTTTTACAATTGCACCTATTTGTCCTGTTGTGTCATACCATTCGTCTAATTTAACTTTAAGAAATTCAAAATATGCTTCGCTATCTTCTCCGCCTGCTTCTACCCCTGCAGACATATCAAATCCCATAAGTATATCTTGTACTACGTCTAGTGGTGTATTTACTAACCATGGTTTATATTGTCCAGGAGAGTATCCCTGCACAGGACCTTCTAATGGTGTTGCAGCTATAGCGTCATTTAAAGAATTTTCTAATACTTTCTTTGTAACTAGATTAGTACCTAGACCAGTTTGACTTTCTTTGTTTATACTTTGGTCAAATATAGATAATGCTGTATTTACTTTAGCCATAAACATACTGTCAGACACACCTTCTTTAACTAAAGCATTTAATTCTTTAGCAAACTCGGAACTATCGTCTAGTTGTCTCTGTGCTTTAATACTGTCAACAATTGCTTGTTTATATTCTTCTGTCACGCTTCTCCCTGCTGTACGGGCAAGTATGCACCGTATTCTAACATTGTATCATAATCGTACTCTAAATCCTCTAAGAACTGTGTCCTCTCTTGGAATAATGGTAATAATAAATTCTGTGCAATAACATAGAAATCCTCATTATCTCTTGACTGTTGACCTATGAAATCTCTTAATTGCTGTCTTTCGAGTAACATAGTACGTGATGTTCTCCAACCTGCAGATGATAAGCCACGTCCTAGTGATTTCTTTTCTAGTATTTTTATATAATCTAATACTTGTACTACTGCTTTACCAGTATCTGTATTTTTGAGTTTAGAGTTCTTTTCCCAATTACTTAACTCTTTAAACTGATCATCAAGAGTTCCTCTTTGTGGTAATCCAGGTATTGTAGAACCAAACCCTGGCAATCTCTGTTGCATTGTAGCTCTATGTACAGCTAATATTCTTTGACGTTGTTTAGCTTGAAATGGATCTGTTATATCAAACTGTTGTAATGTTTGTACTCTTTTGTTTTCCATTGCAAAAGCACCTAAACGTTGGTTACGTGTAGCAACCCATTCTTCTGGTGTCAGTGGTTCACGTTGTTCGTTATATATAGATCTTGTATATGCTTCATAATCAAATGCACCACCACCACCATTAGGTACTGCATAAAATGCTGTAAGTGGATATTGTTCAAACAACTCTGGGTTTTCTTTTTCAAACTGTACACCACGTTCATCAACAGGTCTAGGTTCTATAATTACAGACTTAGGTGTTGCTATATCTAGTGGATTAAAGCCATACTCATCAATAAAGTATTTAGTAGCAGAGAAGTTATCTCCTGGTGCAAATAGGAAGTTACCTGTTACAGGATCTTTAGGTGGTGTCTCTATAAGTTCTCTATATCTATCAGATAGTATTTGCATTGAATACATAGCACCTGCATTACGTGGATCTCCAATATCAAACCTAGGGTTCAATCCTGTAGGTCCAACGAACTGTGAGAATGCTTTTATCTTAGTTAAATTCTTAGCAATACTTCTTGCTTTCTTTAAAAGTTGATCTTGTTGTTCTGGTGTCATATCATCTTCGCCGTTAGCTTTGAGTACACGATATACGTCAATAGTAGAGTTAGCAGCTATACGTGATAGCTCTCCTGGAGGTGCGTCTTCACTAAACATAAACATAGCTCTAACACCATTCTTTAACCACGCAGGCATACCTATTTCTT